ACAACCTACAGTTTTAAGTCCCGAACTAACATTTGCTTATCTAAACAGAACAGATCATGTTGTTGATGACATTTGGAATGGTTGGATTGAAATTAATCTTACTAACTTTGATAACAGCGGATCACCGACTGAAGGCGACCAAGATTATAACCCTAATTATGGTAATCCATATATTCCTGTTGTAGGAGATATTGTTAGAGATAATGATACACTAGCAACAGCAGAAGTTACATATGTTGAAAAGGTGTTTAACGATTTAAGACTATGGCTTAAAAATGTTTCAGGAACCTTTAAGAAGGGAAGCGAATTCGGTAATATCTCAAGTATTAGTATTGTTGAAGGTTCACAAGGTGCAGGAGTCATTAGACTTGTAGGTACAACTAAAGCACGTTACTTTAACAGTAACAGCCTAGGACCGATTATTGTAGTAAACAGAGGTGAAAACCTAACTGTAGGTACTGCTAGAACTTTACAAAACTTTGAATATTGGGTTTATAAGACAGATATATTACAAGGTATTCCACGTAGTGCAAATCCGCCTTCGGCAACAAATAATGATTGGGCTCGTGTTTATAATGTTACCGCTACTTCAGTGGGAACAGCAAGTAATTACACACGTCAAGGTGCAGTTGCAATTTATGAAAAGAATAACAGTAATTTTTATAATTTGTTAGAAGTTTTAATTACTCCTGATGCAGATAACTACAGACATTTTGGTAGCAAAATTGATCTAGTTACAAATGCAGACGGAACATATTCTGCTTATATTTCAAGCAGAGGAAACAGCACGTTTGTTCAACCAGGACGAATTAACACATACAATTATAGTAGTTCAAAAGGTTGGGTATTAGGTGTTGATGAAAATTATAGAGGTGATTTTAATACTACAGTTTCTTATTTTGAAGGAGAGTACACAAAATATGCTGATAAGATTTATCAAGCCAATACTAACTTAATCCCCGGAGCATTTGACTCAAATGATTGGACAGAAATTCAAACAGGTGTAGACCTCAACGGATTTATTCCTAACAATACTGGATTTATTGTTGGGGAAGATAGTGCTATTGATTCGACAAACTTATATGAGTTTGGCGTAAACTACGATGTAAGTGATAATGGTCAAGTATTAGCAACTATTGTAAAATATGGAGATACAATTGATAGTTCCATTGCTACACCTAAATTAGCAATATACAGAAAGTTAAACGGACATTTCTTGTTTGATCAATTAATTGATGCTCCAAATGCTGGAATCGGTTTTGGTGAGTGTGTAAGTGTTTCTAAAAATGGAAGATGGGTTGTTGTTGGTGCACCTAGATATAGTGAAGAATATACCAACCAAGGCGCTGTTTTTGTTTATCAATCAATCAATGGTAGATTCCAACAAGTTCAAATATTAACTGGTCCGAAAGGCTTATCTAATGAGAAGTTTGGATCAACAGTTGTATACGATACAGACAGATTAGTTATTAGTTCTGCAGGCGGTGATTTAACAAGTGTAACAGAGTTTGACGACAATACCACTGTATTTGATAATGGAACAACTTTGTTTAACACAACATTAACTGATACTGGAGAAGTGTTTGTATTTGAATTAACTGGTGATAGATATGTTTACGGCGACAAATTAGAATTATCTGATCCGAGAGCATTATATTTTGGTAAGATTCTTTATGCTAAAGGAAATCACATATATGCAGGACTTCCTAGTTATGTAAGAGCAGAAACTACAGTTCCTGGCAGTGTAATTGATTTTAGATCAAGTCCAAATGCAAGATTGTGGGAAAAGATTAGACAAGATAGACAGGTTGTAGATCTAGACAAGTTTAAGGGTATTCTTCTTTATGACGAAACTACTAAACAAACAGATGAATATATTGACTTTATTGATCCATTACAAGGAAAAATTGCAGGTCCTGCAGAAGTTGAATTATCGTTTAAAACAACATACGACCCTGCATCATATAATGTTGCGACAACAAATGCTGTTGTTAAAGACGTAACAACATACAATACTACTAACTTAGTTGGAAAATTATGGTGGGACATTGATGCTGTTAGATTTATTAATCCTTATGCAAATACAGGAAGTATCTTTAGCGTAAGTAACACCTTTAACACAGTTTTCCCAGGAACAGAAGTAGAAATTTATGAATGGGTAGAAACAGAACTAACACCTGAGCAATGGGACGAACAAGCAGATTCCGAAGAAGGATTAACACAAGGAATCAGCGGCAAGTCTAAGTATGGAATGGAAGCATATTCAACTAGACGTGTTTATGACGAACCAGCACAAAAGTTTACAACTTATAATTATTTCTGGGTAAGAAATAAAGTTACAGTGCCAAATGTTCCTGGAAGAACATTAAGCGCCGCAAGTGTACAACAATTAATCAGTAATCCTTCCGGTGCTGGATATAAGTTTGCTACAATGTTGAAAAACAACGAGTGGACACTACATAATTTACAAAGTTCTATTAAAGGTGACAGTACTATTCTTAAATTTAGTTACTGGACAATTCCATACACAGATAGAAACGTCCATAACCAATATAGGATTCTTACAGATGGTTTAGAAACTAGCAGACCTAAGTCAGATTTAGAACTTAAATGGTTTGACAGTTTAATTGGTTTTGACGGCCAAGGCCGTGAAGTTCCAGATAGATTCCTAAGTCTTAAAGACAAATACGGTATTTTGAATAATCCAAGACAAGGAATGTTTGTAAACAGAATTGAAGCATTAAAGCAGTTTATTGAAAGAGTAAACTCTGTAATGTTAAAATACATTTTAATTGATGAATTTGATTTATCACCATTAACATCTAGTGATCCTAAACCAACACTAGCATCAAGAAGATATGATCTTGAAATCGACTCTGAAAAAGAATTAGATTATGTTTCAGTAGGTAAAGTTCAACCTGCTGTACTAAGTGCAACAATTCAAGACGGCAGAGTTTTACGAGTTGATATTATTAGTAGTGGTAGAGGATATAAAACAGTACCTACAGTAGAACTTGTATCTGCAACTGGCGAGGGTGCTGATATTAGATTAACTATTAATAATGTTGGTGCTGTAACAGAAGCAGAAGTTATTAATCAAGGACAAAATTATCTTCAAACAGATAGAATTTCAGTAAGGAAATTTACAGTCTTAGTAACATCAGATTCAACATATTCTAACAGATGGTCTTTATATGAATATGTAGGAGGAACTATTCCTTGGAACAGAATTGTAAGTCAAAGTTTCGACGTAGATCCTTATTGGTATTATACTGATTGGTATGCAGAAAATTGGAATGCACTTACAAAAACAGACTTTGTAATTGATAATCCTTACGAACTAGAATCAATAAATGATACTTTTGGTGATATTGTTAAGATTAATAATGTTGGATCGGGCGGTTGGTTAATGTTGCGTAAAATAGATGATCAACCTAATGTTGATTATACTGTTAACTATCAAACAATTGGTAGAGAAAATGCAACTATTCAATTTAGTAAAGCATTATATGATTTTAGTGAAGACCTAGTTGGTTATGATTCGTTTGGTTATGACGATAGTGCGTTTGATTTAATACCTGTACAAGAATTAAGAATTATCCTTCAAACTATTAGAGATAATATTTTTATTGATAATCTAGCAATTCATTATAACGAATTGTTCTTTGCTCAAATGCGTTATGTTTTAACTGAGCAAAACTTTGTTGATTGGATGTTTAAAACAAGTTTCATCAAGGCAAAACATAATGTTGGAAAGTTAAGAAAAGATATTACATTTAACAATGACTGGTTACCAAGTTATGAAGCATACGTTGAAGAAGTTAAACCTTACAAAACTAAGATTAGAGAATACCTATCAACATACGAAAGTTTGGAAGAAACAGGTACTACTGTAACTGACTTTGATCTTGCACCATTTTACAGTGATGTTAAAGGAAGAATTATTCCAAGAACTGAAAAAGTAATTGATGATACTATTCAAGGAACAGCAATTACTGATTACCCTGCTAAACATTGGTTAGATAATGCAAGTTTCAAGATTAAAGATATCGACATTGCTGATGCAGGCAGTGGCTACGAAAATGCTCCAGGTGTTGAATTTGTCGGCGGCGGTGGATCAGGAGCAAAAGCAATAGCATATGTTGGCGGCGGAAAAATTACTGAAATTAAAATTACAAATCCAGGAACAGGTTATTTAAGTGCTCCAGAGATTATTCTAAATGGCAGTGTTGCAGATGGCGGCAAAGTAGGTAGAGCAGTAGCAATTATTGGCGACACTAATCTACGTACAACTCATATGACTGTTAAGTTTGATAGAGTTACCGGAACGTTCTTTATTACATCGTTAGAAGAAACAGAATCATTTGTAGGCACAGGCGGCAAGTACAGTTTTAAACTTAAATGGCCTATTGATGTAAGAACAGACAAGGTCACAGTAACAGTGGCTGGCGATGAAGTATTATCAGGCGAATATAATGTTACTAACATTGACGACAGTAACGGAAGAACACACTCTCGTAAAATTGGACAACTTACATTTGATGCTCCTCCAGCAAACAATAAATCAATTGTAATTGAATACCGTAAAGATATTAACCTATTAACAGCCGCAGATAGAATTAATTTATTCTACGATCCACAAACAGGCCAACTTGCCAATGATTTAGGTCAGTTATTAGATGGTATTGATTATGGTGGTGTACAAGTTAAGAGTTTTGACTTTGGTGGCGGCTCTGGTTGGAGTGCAGATGCTTGGTTTACGTCAGCATACGACACATACGATAATACATTCGAAGACGAAGTATTCCGTATTGGCGATGATAGCACTAGAGTTTACGACTTTTCTAACCCATTAGAAACTGGTATTGAATACAATGTTTATCTAAATGGAACACGTATTGACGATCCAAACTTTAACACAGTTAATCAAACTAATCCTAATGCACTTATTCCAAGTATTACTGGAGCAGGACAAACCGGATTTATTTTAATAGATGACGGAACACAAGTTGAGTCAACTGTTATTAAATTTGACGAAGAAATCGTTACAGTTCAAAGCAGTGATGTACTAGTTATTCGTAAAAATACATCAGATGGTTCTTTTGTTCCTGATCCAAGAGCATATGATACTATTATAACAGGCGGCGATTTAGCATACTCAACTGCAAGTGGTATTAATCCAGAAGATATTAATATTGACGGTGACGGTTTTGTTACTCCAACAACTTCTAAAGGTCCTGAGGAATTAATTCCAGGACAGGTGTTAGACACACTTGATATTAAAGTATTTGATAGAGTCGGTGAAGGTGGTAGTATTATTGAAAGTGTTTCCTACGTAGGAAACGGAACTAAGAAAGTTTATGACTTTTTAGGCTTGCCACAAAGCAAGGATGCTGTTTTTGTAAAAGTTAATAACATTATAATTTACAACTATACAGTAGATTATAAAAACAAACAAATTACATTTGCAACTGCACCTGCATTGAACGACGAAGTTAATATCGTTACAATGAGTGGTAACGGTAACTTAATTCTTGATATGGATGTGTTTGAGGGCGACGGATCAACTATTCAGTTTGTAACAAGGGTTGATTGGAAAGAAAATCTTAATAGTATAGTAACTGTTAATGGCGAAAGAGTCAACTATGTATTAGAAACAACAGACAGTTCTTATGATACTGCAAATAAAGTTGTTATTAGTTTTGGTGCGCCACCTGCAGAAGGTTCGGTAATTAATTACGCTGTTTATGCAAGTAACGCACAAACATTTAGTGAAATTAAAACTGATGTTCTTGAAGCAGACGGTAGTACAGCAACTTATAATCTAAGTATTACTCCGTTTAGTTCTTTACCATCAAGTCATAACTTAATTGTTAAAGTTGGTGATAAAATTCTTAACGCAGGATATAACGAATCATTTATTGTTGATAATAGAGTTGAATATCCATTACGTAACTGGCAACAGCCAGGTGGTACATTAGGTGCTAACGATATCTTAGTATTACTTAACGGTGTAGAACTTACATACACTTCAGACTATATTTTCCGTCCAGCAAACTCTAGTATTGAAATTTTTGAAAATGTTAAGATACCTGGAGCAAAATTAGATATCTATGTAACTACAGATGGCGAATACACTGTAAGTGGAAATGCAGTTACACTCAACGATGTACCTGCAGAGTTTACACCTATTAGAGTTACGCATTTTAGTAAACATGATGTACAACAGATTAATCGTAAAAATTATGATATTGTAACAAGAACTACACTTAACTTTGAAAGTGCAGGAGAAATTGAGTATAATCATTTACTAGCAGGTTTAATTAGACTTGAAAGACAAACAATTGATGCTGAATATGTTTGGATTGTTGTAAATGGTGTACTACAAACTCCGAGTGTTGATTACAAAGTTACTAATGACAGACTATTTGTACGTATGGCTCAACCATTAAACGAAAATGATGTAGTTGAAGTTATCCAATTTGCAGAAGATGGTCCAACGGTTGCTAAGTTTGGATTTAGACAATTTAAAGATATGTTAAATAGAGTAGTTTACAAGCGTTTAGGCGATGTTAACAAATACAGATTACTAAGAGATCTTGCACCATTGGACAAAGAAATTATTGTAGAAAATGGTGATAGTATGTTTATTCCTGATAAAACTAACAATGTTCCAGGGGTAGTGTTTATTAATGGCGAGCGTATTGAATATCTTGTAAAAGATGGCAATTCTCTACAGCAATTACGTAGAGGAACGTTAGGTACTGGTGTTAAGGACATTCATAATATAGGTGATGAGTTATTTGACCAAGGATTCCAACAGACAGTGCCATATCAAGATAAGACTCTTGTTAACACATTTAATGGTGATGGCGTAACAACAGACTTTAACTTAGATTGGATGCCACGATCAGTAAATGAATTTGAAGTGTTTGTGGGCGGTAAACGATTAAGAAAAGCGGCAATACCAATGTTTGATGCTACACTTAATCAAGACTCGCCAGAAGGTGACGTAACAGCACCGGCAGAATTTAGTGTCAGCACAGGTGTATTGACACTAGTAACAGCACCAAGTGACGGTGTAAGAATAACAGTGGTTAGAAGGGTTGGTAAAGTATGGAATGACCCTGGAAAAACACTAGGTAAGACAGAAAATGCTATTGCACAGTTCTTAAGAGCAGAAGAGGTTGACTTACCTAAATAAATACAATGTAGGAAAACAAAAATGACAGATAATTTACTAGACAAAAACGGAGTGTTAGTGCAAGGGCATATTAAGATTTTTAACCCCGAAACTAACGAAGTTTATATTGATAAACGCAATGCTATTCATTATGAGAATATGAGTATTGCTCTTGCTGAATCGCTAGCCAATGCAGGCCAGGGATTTGTGTACGAAATGGCTTTTGGTAACGGGGGTACTAGTGTTGATCCTACAGGCATTATTACTTACTTGACACCAAACAGCACAGGTACAAACGCTAGTTTATACAACCAAACTTACAAAAAGATCGTTGATGATCAGTCAGTAAATAACGTCGATCCTAACAGAAACAAAATTGAAACACGCCACGTAAGTGGTACTAACTACACAGATATTTTAGTACAGTGTTTGCTAGATTACGGCGAGCCAAATGGCCAAGAAGCAAACGATACTGCTACTGATACAGAAAGTGCATTTGTGTTTGACGAACTAGGACTTTTAAGTTATTCACCTACAGGGCAAGGCAGACTACTTACACACGTTATTTTCCACCCTGTACAGAAATCTTTAAACAGACTTATTCAAATTGATTACACAGTAAGAGTACAAAGTTTAACAGGTTTTAACGAGGGGTAATTAGATGGCATATACTATTAATTACACGGATATAACTAACAAGGGTAGTATTGTCATTGAAGATAACACAGTTGACACTACAACAAGTTTAAATATTCCGGGTAGATTTACAACAGATTACGGAACTCTAATAGGACAAAACTTTTTACAACTATTAGAAAATTTCGCTAACAGTTCAGCACCCCCAAGACCAATTGAAGGTCAGTTATGGTATGATACAAACGTTGGTGTTAACTTACTTAAATTATATGATGGCACCAACTGGATCGAAGCCGGCGGCTTAAAGCGTGGAGATGTTGCTCCTAATGTTGCTAATTCAGTAGCAGGTGACCTTTGGGCAGATACTGATAACCAACAACTTTATTTGTTTACTGGTTCGGGTTGGATTTTAGTAGGACCAGAATTTAGTGAAGGACTAGCGGCTGGTGTTAAACCTACAACATTGACAGGCACTGACAACGTAAACTATACTGCATTACAAGTTGAGATTGGTGGTAAAGTTCTTGCAATTTATACTTCAAGTGCGTTTACACCTAAAGCAACTATTCAAGGATTTAGTTCATTAAAACCAGGTTTTAACATGAGCACCGTAAACATTACAGGTGCAGGTGTTCCTAAGTATTATGGTATTGCAGAGAAAGCAGAATCACTAATTGTTTCAGGTGAATCAGAGCCTGTACTTGCTTCTAACTTTTTAAGAGGCGACAAAGCATCAACATCAAATCAATCTTTAACAATTAAAAATAATACAGGTGTATTAGTTGGTAGTGATGCCGTTATGCAAATTGGTATCGAAGGCCAGAACGCTATTATTTCAAATAACACTTCGGGTGCAAATATTGATTTAAGAGTTAATAATGCAGGCGACTTACAGCCGGTAGTTAGAATTGACTCAACACAAAAAGTTGGTATTAACAATTTATCACCAGCAGAAGCACTTGATGTTAATGGTAATGCTATTATTTCAAACAATTTAATTGTTAATGGTATTGCAGAAGCAGTAAACATCGGAACAGGTTCTATTATTGCTAAAGGTGGTTTAGGTGTTGCCAAGAGTGTTAGAATTGGAAACGCATTAGAAGTTAATGGACCAACAACTATTGGTGATAATGTATTGCCAGATGTTACAAACTCTATTAGTATTGGCTCAACAGATTTTAAATTTGCAGAAATTAACGCAAACACATTTAGAGGTAACCTAGTTGGTAACGTAACAGGTACAGTTACAGGACGTTCAGGTAGTTCAGATAAACTAGCAAGTAGAACAACATTTACGGTTAGTGGTGATGTTACAGCACCAAACATTATTTTTGATGGTCAATATACAGCACCAGGCGAAACAACACTTGTAAAGAATTTTGAAATTAGTGTAAACAGTACTTTTGTTACAAATAAACCTAGTGTTCCAACATCAAGATTTGATGACGAATTTTTAATTAACAGACTTAATGACGAAAATGGTAGCGGTACAGGTCTTAAAAAGATTTCACGCAGTAACTTGTTTTCAGCATTACCAGTTAATCCGGTAGGTATTATTACACCTTACGCAGGTGATGTATCAAACGAAGATACACTTGAAATTGCAGGTTGGTTATTCTGCGATGGTAGAGAATTGTTTATTACAGAATGGCCTGAATTATATGCTGTCATTGGTACTAAGTATAAAGCAAACCCTGCATTAGGTAAATTTGCTTTACCCGACTTGCGTGGTAGATTCCCACTAGGTCAAGATAACATGGGTACAACCCAAGGACCGGCAAATAGAGTAACAGACGAAAACGCTGATACACTAGGCGGTACAGCAGGTGTTGAAGCAAAACCAATTGAAGTTAAAAACTTACCAGAACACGAACACGATTTACGTGGACCAAGCGGAACACAATATTATGTTTCACGAGATGTATCAGGTGCAACACAAGATGCAGATGCAACAGTTTCAGATGCACCAACTGGTACTAATGCAGGACAGAAATTCCCATTCTCAGGCGGCGTGGTAAGTAACACAGCAGTAGGACAAGATTTTAATATTATGAATCCTTACTTGGCTGTTAACTATCTAATTTACGCGGGGGCAAAATAATGGCATATCAGATTAATAAGACAGACGGCGACTTACTAGTAGAATTAGTTGATGGACAACTTAATACACAAACTACTGACATTTCACTAATTGGTCGTAACTACTCTGGTTTTGGTGAGCCTATTAATGAAAACTTTGTTAAAATATTAGAAAACTTTTCTAATTCACAAGCACCTGCTAATCCACTTACAGGTCAACTTTGGTATGACACAGGTGAAGCAAGACTTAAAATTTTTAACGGTAGCCAATTTAAAAGTGCAGGCGGACCAATTGTTAGTCCAACACAACCTCAATTAGTTGCTGGAGACCTTTGGATTGACAATCAAAACAACAAATTATATTTTTACGATGGAACTGATTTAGTATTAGTTGGTCCGGACTTTGCAACTTCTGAAGGCACAAGTGGTTTCACAACAGAAACAATTTTAGATACTACACAAACTAACAGAACTATTGTTAAATTAAATGTTGGCGGACAAGTAGAAGCAGTCCTTTCTAATATTAGATTTACACCAAACACAAGTAATCCTATTAACGGTATTACTGGTGTTGTAGAAAAAGGTATTAATATCCTTGATAGTGATTTTAAATTACACGGTACAGCAACATCGGCAGATACAATTATTAACGCACAAGGCGTTAAGAAAAATGCATCACAGTTTATGGCCACTGATGCTAACTCAACTACCAATGGTACTATCACTACAATTAACAATGGCGGTATTACAGTAGGACCAGAAGACAACGTTGCTCTTAAGATTGTAAACAACCAAACAGTGTTATCAAATGCTGTACGTGATAGAAACTTTGAATTAACAGTAAGAAAATCAAGCGGTACAACAAGTGCAATTAAAGTTAATACTGCTCAAAGTTACTTAGGTATTTTTAATTCAAGTCCACAAGCAACACTAGATGTTGGTGGTGATGTTATTATTTCAGGTAACTTGTCAGTACAAGGTGAAACATTTAATACAGATGTTGAAAACTTAAGAATTAAAGATATTAATATTGAACTTGCACTAGCATCTGATAGTACATTGTTAACAGATGCTCAAGTTGATAACGCAGGTATTATTGTTCGTTCAACACCTAATGATAAAGAGTTTTTATGGAAGAATGCAACAAACGCATTTACAACAAATACATATTATGATTCAACACAAGGTTACAAGTTTAACGGTAACACAATGGTTTCAATGGCAGGTAGTCCTGCTGTTCCAACACTTAATCATATTATTGACGCACCTGATTTACAAACAGTTGGAACACTAACAGAACTACAAGTTGACAATGTTAATATTAACGGACCAACAATTAGTACAACTACTAATGAACTTCAATTAACAAGTTCAACAAATGAAATTAGTGTATTAAACAATAGAATTACAAATCTAGGCACACCAACAGTTGATGCTGATGCGGCAACTAAAAAATATGTTGACGATTCGATTGATAACGAAGGTGTTGTTATGGCATTGAATATCACTGGATTAGGTTATGATCCTAATCAAAATGGTGGTACCACATTTGCAAATAATATTACTACATTGCTAGAAGAAATTGTTCCAGCAAGTACTAAGAAAAATGGAAGCCAAGCAAAGATTCATGCTACAGACCAAACGGCGGCAGTAGCAACTCTATCGGCGGCAGACATGAATAATGCACTAGAAGAAAGTACAGTATCAGTTGATAAAACTGTTACAGTATCAACAAGAACAATTATAGGTGTAACAACAGGTGTTACAACTATTTTACAATTAGATGCAGTTCACGGATATGATGCAGGCCGTAGCGTAATTATCGCAGGAGCAACATATAATACAGGAACAGCATGGGCAAACTTAAATGGAACATGGAATATTGACAGAATTGTTAGTTCAACTGAAATAGAAGTGTCAGCAAACACTAGTACTGATGGTGCATTTGCTTACGATGCTTCAAGTGGTACTACGCAACGTGTTACAGAAGTCGGCCAAGAAAACGAAGATGTGCTAAAAGACGTAGAATTTAGTGATGTAACTGGATCGGTAACACTAACAGTTAACAGATATGTCGTTACTTGCACAGTAAACGGGGGTGCTTGGACATTTACAAGCGGTGCAAACTCAGCGGTATGACGATAAATACAAACAATAAAAGGGGTTTTTAACTATGGCATACATTATTAACAAAACCGACGGTTCGCAGATTTCAGTAGTCGAAGACGGTACTATCGACCAGACTACCGACCTTAAACTAGTTGGTAAAAACTACGCTGGTTACGGTGAAATACAAAACGAAAACTTTGTTCACCTACTAGAAAACTTTTCTAGTGCTAATCAGCCAAGCAGAGCAATCCGAGGTCAAATTTGGTTTGACGCCGGTACTAGCAAATTAAAATTTTATGACGGTACTAAGTTCCGTACAACAGGTGGTGCAGAAGTAAGTGCTACACAGCCTTCGGGTTTAACAGAAGGTGATTTTTGGTGGGATAATCAAAACAATCAGTTGTATGCAAACACTGGTGCAGGATTTATATTAATTGGTCCACAATCTCAAGGTAGCACAGTTACATCGTGGATCACTGATACTATTAGAGATATTGCTCAAACGCAAAGAACAGTTATCAAAGGTACTGTTAACGACGAAGTAGTTGTTGTACTTTCGGCTTCAGACTTTACTATTGACTCATCCGACCCCGACAATGCCATTACAGGATTTGACGTAGTACATAGAGGTATGACCCTAAAGAATACAACTAATGCACAGCAAGGTGTTACATCCACTGCACACAGATGGTGGGGTACTGCTACAGACTCTGATAAACTTGGTGGTAGAGATGCTAGTGAGTATGTTGTATCAATTCCAGGACAAGAATCATCATTTACTGAAATTGTAAGATTTTCAGATGCAGGCTTTACAGTTGGTAACTCAAACGATTTAAAAGTTGCTATTGAAAACGACAACCAAGCAGTTATTTCAAACGAAGTTGGTACAGTAATTAGATTTAAAGTTGATAATGCACAAGCACAATCAACAGAGTCAGTACAAATTAAAGCAGAAGGTATTTTACCAGGTGCTAACAATACCTACAATTTAGGTAGTGCAAACACTAAATGGGCAAATATTCATGCTACTACATTTAACGGTACAGCAACATCAGCCAACGCAATGGTTGTTGGACAAAACAATAGAACTGCAAGTACAAGTGCTACTAATGACACAGTAGCAGTTCGTGACAGTTCAGGTAACTTATCGGCAAACCTATTCCAAGGTGTTGCTACAGAAGCACGTTACGCTGACTTAGCAGAAAAATATACTACTGGCGAAGAATTACCAGTTGGTACTATTGTTTCAGTTTGCAATCACGATGCACACGAAGTTGATGCTTGTGGTATTGATGACACACCAATTGGTGTTATTTCTGGCAAACCTGCATTCTTAATGAATGCTGAGGCAGAAGGCCAAGCAGTTGCACTAAAAGGTCGAGTTCCTGTAAGAGTAATTGGTCCAGTTAATAAAGGTGACAAGTTATATGCAGGTCCTAATGGTACAGCACAAAAAGCCAATGAAGGTGATTTAATTGGTGTTGCATTAGAGTCAAACGATAGACATGAAGAAAAACTAGTAGAAGCAGTTCTAAAAGTATAAGGAAGAAGTAGAAAATGGCAATTATTACAGCGGCAAGATATAACGATTTACAAGCCAAAGTTGCTAATATTTTAGGCAACGGTAGTGGCGAACAAGGTTATGGACAAACTTTAACAAGTTCTCAAGTAGCCGCTGAAACTGTTATTGACTCTCAACATATGTCAGACTTATATACTGACATGGTCAAATGTAGAGTACACCAAGTTGGTAGTGTTCCTCAATCAATTGCTACTGTTTCTGTAGGTAACGTAATTGAAGAAGACAGTTCCGATACAGGTACAGCACGTGGTATTGTACAGTACGAAGCACTTGCTGATACTATTGTTGACGACAAAGACTTAATTTATACTGCTGATACATCACAGAGCACAATTACTGCTTCAAAAGTAGCATCAACAAGAACTGCATCATGGGCAGGTGTTGTTGACCATATTGTTACAGTAACATGGCCAAGTGCAGATGCACGTAGACACTTTTTTAATGCCGGCGGCGAAATTCGTTTTACAGCAGATTTAGATCCAGATGTTTCAAACGGTAAAAACAATGACTGGAATAACTTACTTTCTCAAATGGGAGTAGTAAGTTTTAAAGCACAAACTTGTACATCAAATGGTACTTCACCAGGCACAAGTTTCAATCTTGGAAATTTTGATATAACTAGTACAGATCAATTAGTATTCCAAAAAGACGGTTCGGGCGTATATGCAGAAAACGATTACAACATTAAAGTTAAAGAACTTAGTGCCCTACAACTACAATTTACAATTCAATTCCGTGATGATGACGCAGGCGATGACGCAGGCGACTCAAACAATGACGGTGCAATTAACCCAATTGACGAAAGCGTAACAGGTACACTAGAAAGTGTTGTAGGCGAAAGACTGCCTACTGGTGCTAATGTTTCTCTTTCTACTCCAGCATACGCAACCACAAACAACCTAGCATAACTTAAAACATAGTAAATATTGCTATGGATGAGAAGTTAGAAAAAGCCTTGGAATTTGGCAATTATTCTGCCACGTTAGATAACCAAAAACGTATGTTACACGAAAAGTTTGTAACAGACTCTATCTATTTTACCAACGGCGGCCAATTCACTATATCAAAAGAACTTATTAACTATGTTAACATTTTGGTTAACACTGGGCAAGAGTCATCTGTTTTGATTGACGACAACGATATTCCGATTGAGATAGCAGATGTTGAAGACTTCTATTCAAACATCACAAACAAATACTTTGTTGCTCTAAACGATTATCATATAGCATATAAAAAGTTAGAGTCAAGCAGAACGGTTGACGGCTTAGTAGAATGACAAATGGTGTACTTTTATTTGCATACAACAATGCTCAAATAGATTATGTTGCACAGGCTTGCTTTTTAGCAAAGCGTGTAACACAGTACCTTAACCTTCCTACAACTCTTGTTACTGACGATAAAAAACGTGTAGAAGAATACTACGACTCTAGTGTATTTGACAATATTGTTGTACTAGATAACAAACGCTGGAATAAAAAAACATATGCTGATGGTAGTTTATCTAAAAAAACACTAGACTTTAAAAATTATAATCGTACAGATGCATACGATGTAACACCATATGATAATACGCTAATACTTGATACAGATTATATTATTTCAAACAGTTTATTAGCAAACTGTTTTGACAGTGTAAACGATTTAATGATGTATTCAAGTGCAGTTGATATTACAGGCTGGCGAAATACAGACGAATTTAAATTAATTAGTGAAACAAGTATAAAATTTTATTGGGCAACTTGTGTATTTTTTAGAAAAAACAACAAAAATAAGATTTTCTTTAACTTATTAAAACACATTAAAGAAAACTATCAACACTATCGTAACCTATATCAAATTACAAGCACAGTGTATCGCAATGACTATGCGTTTAGTATTGCGGCACACATTGTTGGTGGTGTAAAAGAGTTACCAGGAAGAATGATTTATAGTACACATAACGATGTACTGAATAAAATTGATAACGAAAACATAAAGTTGCTTGTTGAAAAACAAAATAGAACAGGCGAATATACATTATTAAAAACAAGTGGCATTAATATTCACGTTATGAACAAGTTTAGTTTAAACAGGGAAATAGCCAATGCCTAATTTTACAGTCCTTGCACAAAATAACGAAGACAATTACATACGTCAAGCAGAATTACTAGCAATGAGTATTAGGAATACTAACCCTAAAAGTAAAATATGCCTAATTACAAATGATGTAGTAGAAAACAAAGAACTGTTTGACGACATTGTACCTATTCCTTGGGAAGATGCCGGCGAAGAACACAAATGGAAAGTACAAAACCGTTGGAAGATATATCATGCTTGTCCATATGACGCAACTTTTGTGCTAGATACTGATATGTTAGTACAACAAGATCTGTCAAACTGGTGGAACTTGATGCAAAATTATGATGTGTTCTATACAACAGCAGTTACAGACTACAAGTTTGAAAAACCTGACACAAGTTACTATAGAAAAATGTTTATAGAAAACAAATTACCAGACACTTATGTAGCATTGCACTACTTTAAGAAGTCAGACTTTGCAAAAAAGTTTTATACTTGCTTAGAAGAAGTAATGAAGAACTGGGAATACTATTATGAAAAGTATGCTCCTAAGAAAATGCAAAAGTTTTTAAGTGTAGATGTATGTACAGCAATTACTATTAGAGTTTTAGACTGTGAACATTTAGTTACTAACAAAAAGTTACCGTTTCCTACTTTTGTACACATGAAGCCATACTTACAAAGTTGGAAAACACAAACAAAGAAATGGCAAGACAGAATTACTTGTTTTGTTGATGACGATTTAAATTTAAGAGTTGGTGGTTGGTTACAAAACACAGTGTTCCACTATACAGAAAAAGATTTTACAGGAAAGTTTTATGACAGATTTAAAAGATTGGACTGAAGTTCCTATAAAACCAGCACCAACATATGCTAACTTTAATGTAACTACTGGTTACATTGATAGTTTTAGCGACTCGCCTCTTGGCGAACATAGTATTGAAGTTGAATACGATAGTGTTAGAGATATTATCGAAGGCAAAGCATTTTACAAACACTACAAAGTATTGTTTAATCCTGCATCAACTATGTATGAACTTGTAAATGTACACGAAGAAAAAGCATACGAGTACAATGTTAATAATAGTTTTTACAAAGTACAAGAAAATGATAGTGCAGATATTATTTTAGTTAAAAATTACATAACGCAACAATGGGAATTAACATTTGGTAAATTGTTTCAAAAAACACTAGATAAAAACAATGTAACATTACAAACTAAAAAACAATTTAGTATTGTAAAGAAAAATGACCCATATGTTCTATATAGAGAATTAAATTTTGATTTAAGTTCAAACGATTTAGTCTTGCAATTTAATGAAAATGATAGTATAATAGAGTTTGACGTTTACACTACTAAAGTCTTTAACAGTTACGGAGTACAAGTTGTCAAAAATTAAAATACAAGATGTTGATATTATCTTTTTAAGTTATGACGAGCCTAATGCTGAAGAAAATTGGGCAGACTTAAAACGTAAAGTGCCTTGGGCAAAAAGAGTACACGGTGTTGAAGGCAGTGATGCCGCACATAAAGCCTGTGCCGATTTATCAGATACAAAACATTTTGTAACAGTTGACGGTGACACTATTGTTGATCCTCGATTTATGCAAGTTGAATTAGACTTAGACAAACTAGGTGTAGATGACGACTATCAATTTAGTTGGTGCGGTAAAATTGATGTTAACGGACTTATGTACGGTAACGGAAGTTTGAAGATGTGGACAAAAGAGTTTGTAAAGAATATGCGTACACACGAAAATACAGACGGTACAAACGAAACTAGTATTGAGTTTTGTTATTTTGACAACTATTATCAACTAAACGAAAACTATAGTAGCAGTATTATTACAGGCAGTCCTTTACAAGCATGGAGAGCAGGCTTTCGTGAAGGTGTAAAGATGTCATTAGATAGGGGTACTAAGGTAACTGATATTGAAGAACAGTTATGGTGGCAAAATAGACATAGACTTTACATATGGCAAATGGTAGGTTGTGATGTGCCAGACGGCATATGGGCAATCTACGGAGCAAGACTAGGCTGTTATAAAACAATGTGTACTGATTGGGATCATACACAAACACGTGACTTTGAATATCTTAAAGAATTATGGAAAGAACATGAAACTGTTAATCCAGCAGAAGAAGCAAAAGAAGTTGGTAAAAAATTAATTAACGAATTAGACTTACCTATTGCAGTTGTTCCATACGATAGTTTGCAAAGTAAATTTTTTAAAACTGTTTATGTAAATAGTGATAGGGTTATTAGACGTAAATGAAAATTAGATACTATCATAACATAGATGGCTGGCGTTGGCTAGGATTCGTCTTGGCTATGGTAGGTGCTTTTATACTTAGTGGCGGTAATGCCAAACTGCAATGGATAGGTTGGGCAGTTGCTTGCCTAAGTTGTACAATATGGATTTGGATGGGAATTAAGGACAAGGATGTGCCGAGAGCACTCATGGAATTGTTTTATTTGCTGTTAGCAATACGTGGTATATTTAACTGGATAGAATATGAGTGAAGTACAGCGAATAAAATCTATTATGCCAGAGATTGATGAAATCTCGCCTACCTTTTGTTTGGCTAAATGGCATCATGTTACTATCTATTTACAAACTGGTGAAACACACAGTTGTTATCATCCGGCTCCACATAAAATTCCCTTAGAAGGATTACAAGATAATCCTAGTCAATTACACAACACACCTGAAAAGAAACGTGAACGCGGTTTAATGTTGCAAGGTGAAAAACCTAGTGGTTGTCAGTACTGTTGGAATATTGAGTGTATGGGCAAAGATTACATTAGCGATAGACATATTAAAACAGCGAGTATATACACCCCGGAACGTATAGAAGAAATTAAAAGTAATCCTTGGGATTATGATATTAATCCAGAGTATATTGAAATTAATTTTAGTAACCAGTGTAACTTTAAATGCGGTTACTGTCATCCTAAGTTTAGTAGCAGATATTATAACGAGATCAAAAAGCATGGTCCTTATAAAGACAGTACAGCACATCGCAATGATATTGATTATTTTGAATTATACAAAGAAGAAACTAACCCATATGTAGAAGCATGGTGGAAGTGGTGGCCTGAAGTAAGTAAGACACTAAACATTTTACGTGTTACCGGAGGCGAACCGTTAATGCACAATAGTACCTGGAGATTGTTTGACGAATTAGAAGCAAATCCTAAACCACATCTCAATATAGAACTTAATAGCAATATGGGTGTTAAGCCAGAACGTATAGTAAAACTTGTAGAACGTTTAAAAGTATTAAAAGATAAAAACTGTATTAACAGTTTTAAATTATATACAAGTATCGATACCTGGGGTCCTCGTGCAGAGTATACACGTACAGGATTAGATTTAAAATTATGGGAATCAAACTTAGATTATTATCTAACTAAAACAGGTTGGCCTGTAACATTTATGGTTACATTTAATTTATTTGTTGTTACAAGTTTTGATGATTTATTACATAAAATATTAGAGTGGCGCAAGAAGTATAATACAGATGAACAAACTAAATGGCAACGTATTAGATTTGATACACCTTATTTAAAAGAGCCTATTCAGTTTGATATGAACATACTTCCTAAAGATGAATTTATGCCATACATGATGAATCATTTATTGTTTATGCAAAACAATGTAGACGATAAGGATAGAACAAAATTTAGTAGTTTGGAATATGAACGTCTAAGACGTGTAGTTGATTATATGCGTAAAACAGAGTATGACGAAAAGAAACTATTAAATGGTAGGCGTAATTTTGCTAGTTGGTTTAAAGAATATGATAGAAGAAGAGGAACCAACCTAGTAGAAACATTTCCCGAGTTTAAAGAGTTTTATCGTTTTTGTGAAAGTTGCTAACCATTGCTTGGTTATGTAATATTGTTGCTTTAATATCTTCTAAATTGTAATTTTCTTTTTCAACAGTTTCAATCAACTCAAATATAGCATTCATACGTTCTGTATGATTTTCAATTGAATCGTATTCTTCACTCCATAACTCGTTAAATGTTTTAAATCCTAATTCTTGTAGATACTTTAGTGTGTGAGGTGGGCCGACCATAATAAAAGGTCGTCCATATAACATAGCGTTAAAAGTTTTTTCACTAAAGTTAGCAGTTGGTTGAGCAAAGCGTGTTTCATTAACAATAGCACACATACTGTCTATATAAAATCCCTCTAGTCCTTTACCTTCAGGAGCAAACATAGGCCAATGTTTCATACCAGCGTCGGTTGTTTCTGCATTGTTGTAATCTAACACATACGGGGTATTTTTATTAAGTATATTAATATTTTTTTTAATTATATTTTCATACTTCCACGCATCTAAATCAATCCAAGTACCATCCATTAACAACTCGTAGTTAGTTCTAAAGTTCCAACTTAAATGACAATCTTTATCAACTAAAAATGCAGAAACTAAATGTCTATGTTTAGTGTAACGCCAATTAGGACAAATAAACTTTTTATTGTATTTGAAGTTTAATTGGCTTCCGCTACCGCAAAAAAAATCACGTAGGAAAATATCTAAGCAGTGTAGATTTAAACTAGGATAATTTTTAGAATAGTATTTTTGTACATCATAATCGCCTGTGTACACATTAACGTTTTTAATATCGTATTTTTCTTGCCATTCAACTATGCTGTCTAATTCATCTGCACATAAATTGTCATTAGAATTGAATTCGCTATAAAAATGATTATTATGTTTAGTTCCTTTTATGTAAGGACTAACAGGTTCGTACAAGTAAATGTCAACACCGCGTCTTTTTAACTTGTTAATAGTTTTAATACTAAATTCTAACTCATTAAACTGTTTAATATGGTTAGTGCCTGTGTAAACAAACGTAGGACGGGTTGAATCTTTTAGAAAACTTTTTAAGAATAATTCTGCTAACATTCCTCTATTTTTATCTCGCATACTAGGAATGTTTTGCCAAAACAAATCTTGTACAAACATTAGAAAAATGTGCCTGTAATTTGTAGTGTATATCTTGGATCAACGCCTATGTTACTAGCCGCGTGTGGTACATCTGGATTCCATAATACATATTCACCTGCTTTATAATTTACAACAGCAGTGCCGTCTATTTCAAAGTAATGTCCTGGCTTCCAGTCTTCTAAAAATACAATAGCACGTCTTACATCATTACGTTCTTGATTAAACACACGACAGTAGGTATTAAAATGATCTACGTGTGTTGGCATAATGTCTAGAGTATCCATACGGTAAAACACAAAGCCTGTATTTTTTAAGTTAATACGTTTAGCAACATCGTTGACCCACTCAGGCATTGGGTTTCGACTGTCGTACATTTTGCCTGTTGTTGTGTTGTGAGTGTAACCTTGTTCACGCCACATATCCGATTCTTCACCTGTAATAGGTTGTCTAATATAATCAAAGTCTTTGTAACTTTCGTCCCATAAGACTGGTAAAAATCCTCTACTCCACATCTCGTTCTATATCCAATGTTACGCAGTGAAAACCACCGCCTAATGTTCTTTGATGCCTCATTGGCAACATAGCACATTCAATACCTTGTGCTTCTAGTGCTTTACGTAGTGGCTCTTGATGTTTTTCAAGTGCTACTAATTTAGTATTTACACTAAACAAGTTCATGTTTATCCACGTACTTGCATTACACCAACCTGGATAATGTCCAATGTCAACAGGTTCGGGACACCATAAAATATCCCAATTTCTAAAAGGCATTGGCAAGTCTTCTTTGCTTTTAATTCTACTAGGATTAGCAAGTAATAATCCATCACGTAAAAAAGCAACAGTACTGTCAATGTGCATATAACTATAAACATCTTGTAATAAATGCACTTGTGCTGTATCACCTAGTGCATCTTGCAATAGTGTTGCACCGAGTTTGTTTCCGCTATTACTTACAAGATATAAAACGTGTTCGTTAGCACGAATAATATTTGCGGCATCAAACGCAGGCTCAAACTCATTTAGTGCTAGTATGTCCTTATTGCCTATGCAATCTGTATTATACAATTTACTTTCGTGATAGCACGGAACTTGAACAGGACTTTTTAGGTGATGTTCAAATGCCTTCCATTCGTGCTTCCTTGCTCTAATAGGCATTGGTGTTGCAAGTGTTAAATCCCCGTGTACAAATACCGAGTCTCGAGGGCAATAATTATAATAGTTACAATCATTAGTATTAGGACGTACAACTTCAATTGATTCTCCTTCTAAAAAATCTACAAAGGTTTGTAAATCTTCGTTTGCTTCGTCTATTACTTGTTGTGGGTAAGGCCCTTTTTGTATTTCACTATCATCTCGTACGTCTGCAAAATTTACACAACGCAAACTAATATCAATATCAGTAGGAATTTTTGCATGATCTGCAACGCCAACAATTACTTTACGAAGTTGTCCCCATTCATTACTAGACATATGAAACCCTTCCAGGCCAGTGTTTTAAAATTAAATCTTCTAAATCAAGATTACTCATTCTAGAATTTTCACCTTTGATTTGTTGTACGATTATCTCCATTTCATTACACCAGTCTTTAGTTGTTTGTTTTAGTGTATATCCGAGGTACGGATAAATTGTATTTTCTACATAACGCATATGTTCTAATATACTTGGGTGCGAGTCGGTAACATAAACGTTTTTTGTTCTAGGAAATACGTTTTCAGCACCTGGCAAATTTTCATCAACTTTATCTTTGTGTCCTTGAAATAAATCTACATGAAAAGATTTTAAGTATGCATTTGTTTGCAATATTGCTGTTTTGTTTCTAATTATATCGTTTTCTTCACTCCAGTGGTTACTTAGATATTCGTCGCTGTAATAGTCACTGTTTAAAATATTACCTTCAGTTACCCATTTGCCTTCTTTAAGTAAATCAACTCTTTGCCAACTGCTCCATAAAATACAAACAAGATCATTTTGATTAAAATTATGTTTTTCATTTGCTTCTATAGTGCGGCAAGCAATACCTTGATTGCCCATGCCTGCTTTTGCATAATTATGATTTTCGCAGTCTAAATCTTTTGCAATTATATCACTCCATGTCGGCCAAATGTATTCGGTGTACGAACATCCAAAGGTAAACAATCTCATTTAAAAACCTCCATGTCTGGCAAGTAAGGATAGTCTTGACTAGTCCATAATTTACCGGTTTCTAAATCTTTAATTTTTTCTAATCCTAGTTGTGCAGTTTCAGGAGTCATGTAATAATGATATCCAATGTATTTGATATTTTGTTCTGCCCAAGGTTTGTCATCTGTTCTTCCGTCATATGCCATTTGTTTTAATGTTTCATAATCGCGTTCATTAGAACAAAGTATAGCACCGCCTCTACCTAAACTTAGTGCTTTCTTGTATTGGAAACTTAAACACATAAAAGAGTTATTAACATAAGAATCTTTTTCAAATAGTGTTGCGGCATCGATAATATTAGTGCCACCTAAGTTATATGCTTTACTCCATTCAACATCTGCAAACTCCCACGCAAGACCGAGTTTCTCAAGTGTGAACGGGATACTAATATATGTTCGACTAGGTATAGTAATTTTGTGTGTTGGATTCAAATAACGTAAGCATAATTCAATAGCATGGGTACAACTATCAACAGCAACAGCATATGGAGCACCATAATACTCTGCTATTGCTTTTTCAAATTTTTTCACAGTTTCAAACATATACATATTTATATACGCAGATAATAAGTATAATTGTGAGTGAGTTTGAGAAAATAATCAATTTAGTGTTATGGCATAGGTCCTGGAGTCTTGAAAGGCTTTTGAGCACAATCCAAAATAACACCGATAGTCTTATACGAGTATTAGGTGCAGAAGAATTTGCAATTATGGGTTGGGACAGTCCAGAAAATTCCAATCTGTTGCAAGAAATTAAACAAGCCATTAGTAATAGTTCAAACACTGTAGAATTTGTGTGTGGAGGGTTTCCTACCGATAAAGTTTTCCATCCAGGTAACAACGTTGTCTATTGGAAGACTTTTTGGCCTGTAAAAACTTATTATGAACTAACAAGATTTGGGCATACTGCAAACAATAAAGATTTTACACAGGCGTATGTATCATTAAACAACAAGCCGTGGCAACACAGATGTCAAATGATGGATATGCTTTCTCGAGAAAATTTGTTACCTTATGGTGCAATTAGTTGGAATGAAACAAATAAAGATTATCCTTTTAAACATTGGAAGCAGAAACGATTAATCATTGACTCAGAATATGCAAAAACAACAGAACAATATGGATCATTTCCGCAGGCCTTTTTTCAAAGTTTTATGAGTTTAGTTAATGAGTCTACTATGGACACAATATTTCCAACTGAAAAAACATACACACCAATTTATTTTAAAAAACCTTTTTTAGTTTGGAGTGTACCTGGCTTTCATAAAGCATTAACAGAACACGGTTTTGAATTATATGACGAAATTTTTGATTACAGTTTTGACAATATCTTAGATGACCAACTAAGATTACAAAAACTTGTCGAACAGGTTAAGAAAATTACAAATTTGGATTATAATGAGTTATATAAAAAGGTTGCAAAAAAAGCAGAAAGAAACTATAATATACTAGTGTCTATTAGTCAAGACAAAAGTTTAGTACCAAACAGTGTTTTAAAGTTTGGCGGTTACGAGAATTTAATTAAGGAGATGAAATGAGTGTAATTGGTTACATTGGCGTAGGTAAACTAGGTGTGCCTTGTGCTGAAGAAATTATTAAAAAAGGACATACAGTCAATGGATATGACGTTACTACTATTTCCTCTGATTTAATCAATCAGAAAGATACTATCGAGGAAACGGTTAAAGGAGCAGATATTGTATTTGTTGCAGTACCAACACCACATCATCCAGACTATGACGGTAGACGTCCTACAAGTCATTTAGAGCCTAAAGACTTTAACTACTCTATTGTGATCGATGTATTAAAAGAAGCAAACAAATATATGAACAAAAAACAGTTGCTTGTTTTAATATCAACTGTATTGCCTGGAACAACACGTAGAGAATTTGTTCCGCTTGTAACTAATACACGATTTGTTTATAATCCTTATCTAATTGCTATGGGAACTGTAGGTTGGGATATGGTAAATCCTGAAATGATTATGATTGGTACTGACGACGGTAGCGAAACAGGTGACGCAAAACAGTTGCGTGATTTTTACGACACAGTAATGGAAAACGATCCACGTTACGTTATAGGAACATATGACGAATGCGAATGTATTAAAGTTTTTTACAATACGTTTATTAGTACAAAACTAAGTCTTGTTAATATGATGCAAGATGTAGCACAAAAACAAGGCAACATTAATGTTGATGTAGTTACTAAAGCACTTGCTGATTCAACAATGCGTATTATGAGTGATCGTTATATGACAGCAGGCATGGGAGACGGTGGCAGTTGTCATCCAAGAGATAATATTGCATTGCGATATATGGCAAAAGAATTAGACTTGCAGTATGATATCTTTGATAGTATTATGACAGCAAGAGAAGTACAAGCAAAAAATCTTGCAAAATTTGTTATTGAAACAAAAGAAAAATTCGGCGGCAATATTATATTAAATGGAATATCATATAAACCGGGTGTAAATTATATCGACGGAAGTTATGCACTTCTTGTTGATCATTATATTAAAGAGTTAGGACACTCGGCAATTTATATCGATCCATTAGCAAGTGAAATGCCAAGTAGTGCGGCATCAATAGGAGGCATTGTTTTAATGTGCCATCCTGAAATGTATTTAGACTATTCAACTGACAGTATTATTATTGATCCTTGGAGACAAGTAGAGAAGGATCCAAGGTATATGGTAATACATTACGGAAATACTAGATGATTTATTCTAAAACAAAACCACTGTTGTATTTTTCAGAAGTAGCAGGAAAGTCTTTCAATTGGTATTGTGGTGATGACTTTGAAAACTTTGTCGCCAGCAATAAACCTGATTGGAGATATTTTAAAACAGCGGCAAGTTTAGAATACAAGTTTAATAGTTTAGGATATAGAACAAAAGAATTAGATAACTTAGGAGATTATATTTTAGTCTTTGGGTGTAGTTATACTGAAGGTGTTGGGTTGTTTGATGACGAAATTTGGTGTAATGTACTAGGTAAAGATTTAGACATAGAAGTTGTTAATTTAGCAAAGGCCGGAACAGGACCCGATATCATTAATATCAATACACAGTTGTTTGTTAAAAATAAGTTTGTTAAACCACGAGCAGTTGTTGTACAATGGCCCCAATCATCGAGAAAAAGTTTTGGTTATATAGAACGTGAAGGTTTATTTAAAAAAGCAATTAGATTAGAAGATAGAAATATTCAATGGGATAATGTTTTAGACGAACCTGCTGATACTTACGAAATGAGAGATTCACAATGGTATTTTAAGCGTTGGGCAGTAGAAGACGGACAAATGATGTTTGAAAATAGTTTACATATTAATAGTGTAAACAATTTATGGAATGCATTAGGCGTTCCTATTTTTCATTGGACTTTTCAAGGCGACTATGTTACTTCTTATGATAAAGATATGTTTGCCAAAATTAATTTAGATAATAAAGATAGAGCACGAGACAACGCACATGACGGTCCGTTAATTCATCAGGAAGTAGTAGATAAAATTAGGGATAACGTAAGATGTATGATATAGTTTTTATTAGTTATGGAGAACCCCACGCTGACCAAAACTTTGAAATGTTAAAAAGTAAATTTCCTATGGTCAAGCGTGTAAAAGATGTAGACGGAATCCATCAAGCACACGTACTTGCGGCTAAAAAATGTTTTACTAAAATGTTTTGGGTAGTTGATGGCGATGCAGTACTTCAAAACGATTTTAATTTTGATTACGAGGTTTCCGAGTGGGATTTAGAGACAGTTCATGTATGGAGAAGTCTAAATCCTGTAAACAACTTGGAATATGGATACGGTGGTGTTAAACTTCTCCCTAGATCACTCACACTGAACATGGACACCACCGTACCCGACATGACAACTAGTATTAGTAGTAAATTTAAAGCAATGCCTGAAGTAAGCAACATGACTGTTTTTGATACTGATGAATTTTCAACTTGGAAGAGTGCATTTAGAGAATGTGCAAAATTAGCAAGTAGAACTATTAAAGGTCAAGTAGACGAAGAAACAGAAAAACGTTTAGAAACTTGGTGTACAGTAGGAAACGGACCGTACGGCAAATATGCTATTCATGGTGCTCTAATAGGAAAGCACTGGGGCGAACAATATAAAGACAATAAAGAAATGTTATATAAGATTAATGACTTTAAATGGTTAAAGGAACAATTTGACGATTATGCAGATTCCATTTAAAGACATAGTTAAGTTCGGACAAAAAACAATGTTAGACACTAAGTTGTTTAACGTTAGTTGGATCCTTGGACGTTTTTGTAATTACAAATGTAGTTACTGTTGGCCTTATGCTAATACTGATAAGCCAGATCATCAACCTTTTGAAATTTATACTAAGACGATTGATGAAATTAAACGCCAAGCAAGAGCAAACGGATTTACAGATTTTCATTTCAGTTTTTCAGGCGGCGAGCCAACCGCATACAAAAATTTTGGCGAACTCGTAGAGTATTACTGTAGCGATACAGAAGCACCTTACCAAAGTTTACATATGACAACAAACTTGTCGCCTGGATCTAAATGGTGGGGTAGGTTTATTGATGCAACAGCAAATCTATCACGCAGAAGCGTAACAGCAAGTTATCATGCCGAATTTGCAAATGAACAAGAGTTTGGTGATAAGTGCTTACAACTCATGAAAGGTGGTGTATATGTTACAATTAATCAAGTCATGGTTCCAACGCTTTTCGAAACACTATTCGAACGTTGTGAACGATTTGCCGCCAGAGGTATTAATGTCACTCTCAAGCCTCAATCCGACCCAACTGCCTCCTACGTGGTGGAAGGATATACCAAAGAGCAAATCAAAATCATGCAAGAAGGATTCCCCCAAAAAGTCGAAGACGAAGAAGTCTACCAAATAAAACTTACGGACGGAATTCAGGATTACTATATGGACCAAGCAGAGCGTTTCAATGCTTTTGACTTTAATCGTTTTAAAGGATGGAACTGCTCTGCAGGATATCAAAGTTGTATTATACGCGGCGAAGAAGTTAAGAGGGCATACAGTTGTGCGGAAGAGCCTTTAGGCACGCTGTACGACGGTTTTACGCTGTTTAAAGCACCATCTAAATGCATTACTGATACCTGTGTAAGCAGTGCAGACAGCAAAATACCAAAGGTAAAGTTATGAGAATTGAATTAGAAGATATTATGTTTTGGATGGACGCTATTAGGAATAGCGAGGACAAGTATCGAACATTAGAAAGTTTTTGGAAAGGACAACTACGTAGTAAGCGTTGGTTAGTTGAACAATTAGAAGAGTCTGCTTTGCCTACTAAAAATAAAATTGTAATACACGGTGGTTGGAACGGAGTACTTGCTAGTCTTATTTTTAACAGTAAAGTAAATGTTAGTCATATTACATCAGTTGATGTTGATCCTGAATGCCAACAAATTGCTAGTACAATAAACAAACGTCAAGAAATGTCCGGAGCATTTACAGCCGTTACAGCAGATATGTGTGATTATAAGTACGAAGCAGACATTGTTATTAACACGAGTTGTGAACATATCACACAGGAACAATATGAGAAGTGGTTAAACAATGTACCTGACAATGCTACTATTATATTACAAAGTAATAATTACGATGAACTTGATGAACATATTAGATGTGCAAAAGGTATCAACCACTTTACAACACAAAGTCAAATTAAACCTTTCTTTAGAGGAACATTCCCTCAACAGAAATACGAACGTTATATGATTATAGGTAAGAAGCAGTAATGTATAAACTAGACGAGATAAGAGCAATACATTTAGAAGTCACTTCAAAGTGTCAAGCCTCTTGTCCTATGTGTGCAAGAAATTTACAAGGCGGCCCATTAAATCCTTTTCTTAAATTAAATGAAGTTGACCTAGGAACTTTTGTTAACTGGATACCGAGAAACATTGTACGACAACTAGATCGTTTGTATATGTGTGGTAACTTTGGTGATCCTATTATTGCAAAAGACACACTTGAAATATTTGAATATCTACGTGAAACAAATTCATCAATTAGCCTAAGTATGAATACAAACGGAAGTGCTAGAGATACAAAGTGGTTTGAAAAACTTGCTAAATTAAATGTGCGTGTTCGTTTTGGTATTGACGGATTAGAAGATACACACAGCAAATATCGTATTGGTACAGACTGGAATAAAATTTTAGAAAATGCAAGAGCATTTATTAATGCTGGCGGATACGCTATATGGGATATGTTGATCTTCAGTCATAATTCTCATCAAGTTGATCGTTGTAGAGATATGGCAGGTGATATGGGGTTTAAAGAATTCTATAGTAAAAACACAAGCAGATTTAGAGATGATGCGTTACCTGTACTTGACAAAAACGGAAAACAAGTTGATGTGCTATACCCGACAGAAAAAAGTACACAACAGAAAGAAAAAATTAAACAAGTAAAAGCATCTGAAGAGGTGTGTACTATTAAATGTAAAGTAAAAGAAGAACGTGCAATTTATATAGGTGCTAATGGAAATCTATTACCTTGTTGCTGGCTGGATCATGATTATATACAACCTACATCAACAAGTAGAATTGACTTTTTAAATCATTTTGGAAATTACCCTAATTTGCATAGTAATACTATGCAAGAAATATTCGATGACGGATTTTTTGATACAATAGAACGTGGTTGGAAAACTAATCCATTAAAAGAATGTAAAAAACAGTGCGGAACATATGACAGATTCAAAGAACAATTCAACTAAGACATTTTGTCCTTTACCGTGGATACATTTAGCAACTCGTCCTAACGGCGATGTGCGTGTATGCTGTACCGCTAATGCTAGTGGCGCAGGTGTAACTGACGACAAAGAAGTTGGACTTGTAAAACGCGACGGCGTTGCAATGAACGTTCGAGATCATACTATTGAAGAAGTGTGGAACTCAGAGCATATGCGTAACACAAGATTACAAATGTTAAACGGTGAAGTGCCTGCAAGTTGTCGTAAATGTTTTGAAGAAGAATCAAAAGGAATTAAAAGTAAACGTAATTGGGAAACAGAAGTTTGGAAGGAACGAATTGATGTTGACAGTATAGTAGCACAAACTAACGATGACGGAAGTTTACCTGTAAACATTCCATACTTTGATTTACGATTAGGTAATATGTGTAATTTAAAATGTGTTATGTGTAGTCCGCACGATAGTTCTAGTTGGATTAAAGATTGGAAATTACAATATCCACTGTACACAAATCCTCAATTAAAAGAAGATCAGGGTTGGAATCCTAATTTTGATTACACTTGGTACAAGAAAGGCAGTTTCCTTGACACAATGAAAAGTCAAGCACAGCATATTAAAGAATTATATTTTGCTGGTGGTGAGCCTTTAATGATTCCAGAGCATTATGCTATTCTTACATATATGGTTGAACAAGGGTATGCGAAGAATTGTATTTTACGTTACAACTCAAACGGCACAGAAATTAACAACGAATTATTAGAACTATGGAATAACTTTAAACACGTTAAATTTAATTTTAGTATTGATGCTATAAACGAACGTAATGACTATATAAGATATCCTAGCAAGTTTACACAAATTGAACAAAACTTAAAAGTCTTGGACAATACCCCAGATAACGTTACTGTTAACATTGCTTGTGCAGTACAAGCATTGAACGTACACCATATTGTTGATTTAGCCGAATGGAAACTAGCACAGAATTTTAAAAAGATTAATCAAATTCCTTATGGTGCTGGAGTTATAGGATTACATTTAGTCTACTTGCCTAGTTATATGAATGTAAGAGTACTACCCAAAGACATTAAACAAGAGGTAAGTGCAAAGATAACTAACTTTGCAACACATTTTTTACGTGATTTTGAATTTAATACAAATCCTTATGGTAAAGAACGTTGGTTAGGACTTGTTGATTATATGAATGCTGAAGATTGGAGTCACAAACTTCCTGCATTGCAAGAGTATTTAAAGATTAGTGACAAAACTAGGGAACAAGATTTTGTTAGTGTGTTTCCGGAATTGGAGAGTATATATGTATAGCCCAGAAATTGAAAGAGCATTGCGTTGGCAAAGTTTAGTAAACCTTGGAAACCAAGTAAAACTTAAATGGCATATTGATCATAATCAAGTTGAACAACAGTTAGAACAGTTTAAAGATAACTGGTGTCCTTACAATGTTAAAAAAGACAAATACAATAATCGTTGGGGTCTTCCGGTAACTAGTCATACTGGTGATGTTATGGACAACTATCATTTAAACAGTTTTGGGTATATGCAAAAGTATCACGATGTTGAGATGAAAGAAGAAAACTTTAACACACCTACAGAAGTTTATCATAAAATTCCAGAGATTGCAAAACTAGTAGATATATTTTCTCCAGACATTGGGCGTGTACATTTACTACGTATTGACCAAGGTGGATTTTTTCCACCTCATAGGGATTTTCACGGAACTAGTCCAGAGTACTTTAGATTGCTAGTTGTGTTTGGTAGATGTAGTCCTGAAAACTATGTCCAGATGATAGACGGACAGCCTCGATACCCCGAACCTGGTTATGTGTATTTTACAAACTTTCAACTAGATCACAGTGTGTTTAGTTTTAGTGATAATTTATACAGTTTAATTTTAACAGTTAAACTAAATGACCGTACACAGAAACTTATACTAGACAACACAATGGCAGAATGAAGTTAACATATCAAAATCCTGAAAAAGAAAACTGGTTCCTTGTTAGTTGGACACTTTCTAACAAGTGCAACTATCGTTGTTCTTATTGTCCTGACCATTTGCATAATGGTAGTACAGGACAACCTCAATGGGAAACTGTAAAACGTTTTGTTGAAAATTTTAATGTACCAGGAAAAGATATTTGTTATAGACTAAGTGGTGGCGAGCCTACACATTGGAAACATTTTCTTGACTTGGCTAAACTTGTTAAAGATAGAGGACACACATTTAGTTTTTTAACTAACGGTAGCAAGAGTGCAGAATATTACAAAACAATATCTCAATACACAGATGGCTATATAATTTCATACCACCCTGAATATGCAGAACTAGATCATATTAAAGAAGTAATACAAGAAAGTTATTGTCCTGTATTTGTTAATCTAATGTTATCGCCAGAAAACTTTAATGAAATGTTTAACATTGCAGAAGAATTATATTCAAGCAGTGATAACGTTAGTATATGGCCTAAAATTATTTTAGATAAGTCTAACATAGATGCAATTACAAATAAACCAGCAAACTATACACAAGATCAATTAGACACAATTAAAAATTGGCCTTTCTTTACAAACCTTCCTGACACACATTTACACAGAGGAGAATTGCTGTTAGATGAAGTACCTGTAACTGCTAATGATCTAATTGCTAAAAATCAAAATACATTCTATGGTTGGAAATGTTGGGCCGGACTACATATGATTAATGTTGATATGTGGGGTAACATATATAGAGCAGATTGTAAAGAAGGCGGCGCATTAGGAAACATTGAGCGTTATAAGTTACCAACTGAAACAGTACAATGCGGAAAAGGTGTATGTGCTTGTTTAAGCGATATCTATTTAAGAAAAGAGAGTGTCTAGTTCAGGACAAACATCTAGTACGTTTGTACCTCT